GGAAATATGGATAGCACATCATTCAGATTAGATGACGCCCAACTGAAGCGCGTGATGGGTCAGTTAAAAAAGACCCTCACTGATATGAGCCCGGTCATGGATGAAATAGGGCAAACCTTACAGGACAAGATAAGGCTCACGCTCGGCCGTGGTGAAACCCCGTGGGGGGAGCCAATGGTTCCGCTCAAGTCCAGGTCAGGGGTTCCCCTCAATGACACCCACCAGCACATCTACAACCGTATCACCCACACCTTCGACTCAAAGTCCGTGTCTGTCGGCATGAATGAAGAGGTCGATATCGGCCGCACTCATCAGTTTGGGGCAATCATCAAGCCCCGCAAAGCCAATGCGCTGGTTTTCTCCGTGGGGGGCAAGAAGGTATTTGCCAAGCAAGTCACCATACCAGCCCGCCCATTCCTCCCAATTCGCAATAAAATGGCCTCTCTACCCGATTCCTGGAGGGAGGCCATTATCAAAATCCTCAAGGACAATCTGAAGTCATAAACTCATTTCTATTCCGTGCTGCGGTGCAAACTGATACCGTTTCAGCATGGAAACCTCAAAAGCACCACCTATCTACCTTAGTGCTCCTGCTAACCTGACGGCTCCGGAAGGTGAAGCACCTCTTCACTTCTCCGGTATCCCGTACTCCGGGGGCGTGTTGTCCGACTGGGGCATGCCGCTCGTCATCGACCTCTCGACGACGACGACCGCGCAGAAAATGCCAGTCCTGAAGGAGCATGACCGCGAATGCGTTATTGGTGTCTGCACCGACTGCTCCATCGGCACGGATATTCGCGTCTCTGGGGATCTTTTCTCAGATATCGACGATGACGCTCAGGAAATAGCGCTCAAGGCCAAGCGGGGTATCGCCTGGCAGATGAGCGTGGGTCTGTTCGAGGCCACTCATGAGGACGTCCCTCCAGGCAAATCCATCGACTGCAACGGACAGTCCGTTATCGGGCCTGTCGTCGTGCTACGGCACGGCATAGTCCGTGAAATCTCCATCGTCGCGCTTGGGGCAGACAAACAGACCAGCGCTTCATTCTTCACCGCCCACAAGGGCAAAATAACCACAGAGGTTCAGATGACTGACACTCCTGAAATTTCCGCCCTGAAGGCTCAAGTCGAGGAGCTTGGGGTAAAACTCAAGGCTGCTGAAGATCGTGCCGCTGATGCCGAAAACAAGACCAAGGAAGTCATGCTTGCAGCCAGGCGCGCCGAGGTGATCACCCTGTTCAATGAAATCGGCAAAGAGGTCACTGATGCCTCCGTGTCTGTTTACCTGTCAATGGGGGATGACGCCTGGGCCGCTATCGCCAAAGACCTCAAGGCCGCCACAGCCACCGAGCGTGAGGACCGTTCCCACCTGTTCAGTGAGCAGGCCACCGGTGACCCGGTGCAAAGGGATGAGCGCCCGCCCACTATCAACACCGCTGACATCTATACCGCACGGAGGGCAAACTGATGACCGCTACAACCATGGGCGGACGCCCTTATGAGTTTCTGTTGTCCGAAGCCTCGGGCACCCTAAGCCGTGATTCTGTTGTTGTCGCGTCTGGAGCTGGCTCGCTAGTCGCCGGTTCAGTACTAGGACGCATCACCAAGCGACTCGCCGCTGCACCGATTCCTGCCGTATCAGGATCGAGCCCGGGTAACGGCACGCTGTCGAATCTGTCCTTTGGTCCTGACGTCCAGGTGGGCACGTATGTCCTCGCCTGTACCGCTACCGCGACCAACGGGGGTACGTTCTCGGTCACTGCCCCTGACGGCACTGTCCTGCCGAATGCCACCGTGGGTACTGTGTACAAATCCAGTCATCTGTCGTTCCTTCTGAATGACGGTTCGACCGACTTCGCCACTACCGCACGATTCAACATCGTGGTGACTGCTAGCGGAACCCCGATCGTAGCGGGTGGAGCTGGGAACGGCGTCATATCAGCCATCACTCTGGGCAATCTCGCTCAACTGGGCGGCTACCGGGTGAACTGCGTCCGCGCCGCCACTGATGGCGGTGAGTTCTCGGTGGTAGCGCCAAACGGCGACGTTGTCGGCACCTTCATTATGGGTACGGCTACAGGCGCGTCAGCATCGTTCGCCAGTGACCACATCAATTTCACGCTGACCGATGGGGCAACCGATTTTGTTGCTGGTCAGTATTTTAACGTCATCGTTGTTGGTTACGCCGCGCCAGAAGCAACCCTCTGGGACCCGGCAGCCGTCAATGGGGCAAACGAAGCCTGGGGCATTCTCACTGACGATTGCGACGCATCGAGCGCCGCTCAGGATGCCGTCTGCATCACCCGTCAGGCTGAAATTAGCAGCACCAAGCTCACCTGGAAAACCACCGTCACCTCTGGCCAAAAGGCCGAAGCCTACCGGCAACTCGCCGCCGTGGGCGTTATCGTTCGCAGTTAAGGAGTAAGCCGACATGTCCATGGTCGATCCGTTTAAGCCCAATGCCTTCAAGCTTCAAACGCTGACGGCGGCAATCAACAGCCTCAAATACGCTCCTGGGCGACTGGGGGAACTCGGCTTGTTCGAGGAGGCTGGAATCAGCACTCTCGACGCCGCCATTGAGGAGCGTGATGGGGTCCTGTCCATAGTGGATATAGCCCCGCGTGGGGCTCCGGGAAAACCTGTTCACGGAGAATCTCGCAGAATCCAGTCGTTCCGAGTTCCTCACATTCCGCAGCAAGCGTCCATTCTGGCCGATGAAGTGCAGGGTGTCCGCGCCTTCGGCACAGATGGACAGGCTGAAGTTTTGCAGGCCCACATCAATGAGCGGCTGGCCATCATGCGCCGGAACCTCGACTACACCATCGAGAGCCATCGTGTGGCCGCACTGATGGGCAATTACCTCAACGCCAACGGGGACAGTGTAAGTCTGTTCACCACGTTCGGGGTGAGCCAGCAGACGCAAGCGATGGGGTTCAGCACCTCTGCCACCAGCAAAACCCGCGAAATTCACCAGATCATACTGGAGAAAATCGAAAGCGCTCTGGATGGCGTGCCTTTCTCCGGCGTCCGCGTCATTTGCTCACCCGGTTTCTGGAAGGCTCTGATCGAGGACAAGGACGTAAAGGAAACCTACCTCAATACCATGATGGCCGGTTCCTTGCGTCAAGACCCTCGGATGGAATTCCAGCACATGGGATTCATGTTTGAGCGTTATCGCGGAACTTCGGCCGTCAAGATCACTGACGACAAAGCCTATGCCATTCCGATGGGAGTTCCAGGCCTGTTCCTGACCCGCTATGCACCGGCAAACTACGTTGAGACTGTCAACACGATAGGCCTTCCGTACTACGCCAAAGGCGAGGCAATGGACTTCGGGAAAGGATGGGAAATGGAAGCTCAATCCAACGCTCTAAACCTTTGCACCCGGCCTGCTGCGATTATCGAACTGTCGAAAACGTAATCATGGCCTATGCCGTCGTGTCCGACATGATCGCGCGCTTCGGCGAGTCGGAAATGATCCAGTTGACCTATGTGGCCGCCGAAGGAGATGACGGCCCTGCGGTCAACGCGGCCACGATTGACTTGGCACTGGAAAGCGCGTCCGGGCAAATGGACATGTATCTCGGAGCACGTAACGCATTACCGCTTACGACCATCACTCAGGGCCAGGCCAGCGAGCTAACGCGGTTGTGCTGTGACATTGCACGATACCGCCTGTGGAACGACCAGGCCAGTGACGAGGTCCGCATCCGTTATCAGGACGCCATTGGTGTCCTGGAGATGATTGCCAAGGGCACCCTCCCATTGCAGACGGGCGAGCAGGCCAGCGATCCAGCGCCTAGCACCGCCGTGGGGGCCTTCAGTCGTGCTTTTTCTGATTCAGTTTGGGAGAGCTACATGCTATGAATCTTGATGCCATCAGCGCCGCTATTGCAGCCCTGGACGAGTATGGAGGGCGAGTCTGCATAGCTTCAAATGAGGAGGCCGCCGTCGATGCCATCAAGCCCTTCAAGCAGATGCCTGTCTGCGTGATTTTCGGGATAACCGAGAGGTCCGGCCCCAACCGTCTCGCCACCGGTGGCCCAGAGCATTGCGTCACCGTTACGCTCAAACTGCTGACCGCCGCGCGCGACGTGACCGATCCGCACGGGCAGGCGGCCTATGCCCAGATCGATGATGCCCGGGCCGCGCTGTTGCCCGGGCTGCTGGGCCTCGTTCCGTTCGTTAAATATCGTCCGCTCGAATACCAGTCCGGCCGTCTCGTCTATGCCAATGCCGGCACACTGCTGTGGCTGGATGAGTTCGTTACCTCGTATTACTTGACGGTGGATAGAGGTGAGTGAACAGCAAGCCAGTGGTTATTGGCTGGTGACTAGAAAAACCCTTCTTACTAATCACTACCTGCTAGCTACTGCTCCAACCACTACCCACTACCCACTAACCACTAACCACTAACCACTGCCCACTATGGAATCACTCAACCCTGGCGTCGGCGGCAGTTACCGCTACAAT